AGTTATGGCATCATACACCTTTGCAATCAGGGTATTGATGGATTTGCTTTCCCATTCTCCAATGTAAAATTTTCCAACAAAATATTCTGTTCCATCTATTGTCTCATATGCATAGACTGGCTGATTTGGTTTGATCTTGTAGTAAATGCTGGTTACATCGAATACAGAGAAGTCTCCAGAGGAGGAGAACAATTCCATTTCAATTGAATTAGAGGGAATCCGCATGGAGGTTACATCAATTTCCTCAACCAGGATTGCACTTTTTACATCACTTCCTTTGAAGGATATGCTATCGATCTCGATGTCTGTCAATCTAAGATGTCTGTATGCAGCTGCGGTAGAATTGAAGGTAATGACAAGATATCTAACACTGGAGATAGGTGTTGAAGGAAGAGCACAGAAATATGAAGTATCGTTGGGTGTGTAGCTCCCACTATCCAAGAGAACGTCTCCGGAGTCATAAAAATCTATGTCAACATCGTCACAGTAATCTCCAGTCTCACTATTGAAATGAAGAGTCACTCCCTCCACCAACTCATAATCTCCATCAAATGTAATGGTCAGCTCTGGAGGTACAGCAAATGCCCCAGCAGCTCCAGAGATTGTTCCAGACATTATGCCAATGGAGGCTCCTGCGGAGGCTTCCTCTAAAATATGATAATTCCCATCTAACAGCCATTCGTCCGGTTCAAAGGTGGCCCACTTATGTGCCACACCTTTGCTGGTCGCAAGGTCTGTCAGATCGCATTGGTCCAGGACATCGGATATCGTGGGTGTAGTTCCCTCCTTGGCAGCTACACCATCTGCGAGGTCAAAAACAATACGAGTTGAGGTTGTCATTAGGGAGTTGCCTTTGGACTTTGTGCTATGAAATTGACCGTCATGTCACGCCAGTGCGTTGTGGTCCCATCCCACTTTTTCAATTTTCTTGTAACATTCGAGAAATAAGCAGTAAATGTAAAAGGAACGCCACTCTCGTCTGGAACAGTAACCGTGTGAAATTCTGTTGCTTCTGTCAATTTCTCCCACAGAGTATAGTATTCAGCTATCTCTGTAGCTGTTTGAGGCTTCCCAAATACAATTCTCTGATTGTGATAAGTGCCTATGAGCTCCCGATGAAGCACACCGTCTTCAGTGCGCTCAGCATACTTGTCTAGGAAATTGCATGTCTCCTCAATCGAGATAACGGGAACATTGTAGGTAGTGCTGTCTATGGTAATGGTCATTAGGTTATTGCTCCACTTGTAATGAGTGTTCCACCTGTTCTTGCATTCTCCTTGTCAATAACAGGTTTCAGCATTCGCACTAGCTCTCCGAGTGAGCCATTGAAACTTATGGAAACATGTGTATCAAGCTGTCCAACTTCTTCACGGAATATCTGTCGGATAAGATTCTCTGGAGCCTCCAGATTTCTGCCAGATTTCTGATCCCCAAGGACTGCCAAGAATTGAGAATTTGGGGGAATGACCGCACCTGTAGCAAGTTTAGGTATGGAGGGAGCAGTAATATATCCTAAAGTTGGATTCCCGGGAATGACACTTCCAACCGTGTTGACGGCCGAAATAACGGTGTTGATGCCGCTGACGATTCCAGACACCATCCCATTTATCAGATCAATAATGCCATTGATAACAAGCTTCATGACATTCCAGATAATGGACATCTCAAGCTTGATGAGATCTTTCCAAATGCTGAATGCCTTTCCTGCATTCTGGATAATGAAAATTAGTCCCAGAATTATAGCTATGACAGCCGCAATAGGAGAGGTCAGAAGAAGAATCGCAATTCCGATTACAGCCAGAACGGTAACAATGGCTTGCCAGGATTTCTCATTGTTGTCAATCCACACGTTCAGATCCTGAAGACGAGCGGTGAGCCACTCAATTGCTTTTACCAACATTATACCCAGCCAATTGAATGCTGGCTTTAGAAAGTTTTCCCATAGAGATCCAAGGATAGGTCCAAGACCTTCTAGGATGTTCCCAAGGAGGACAAAAGCTGGTCCCAGCAGTCCGATCAAGGCTGGAATAAAAACTCCTATGAGCCATCTCCACAGGGGAACCAAAATATTCTCCCAAGCCCACTTTAGGGCATTCCATATGGTCGTTCTCAAAGGCTCTGTAGCAGCCCACAATTTCTCCAAAGAACTTATAAACGGACCAAACATGGTTGCTAATTTCTGTTTTATTTCATCTACCTTTTTTGCAGTTTCCTCCAGGACAGGAGCTCTCTCAAAAGCTGCTGTCTGTAGAGCAGGAGTTGGTTCTGGTGTTGTTACCCCACCTTGAGGTTTCTGAAGTACATTTAGCTCGTCAAAGGCAGCCAGTGCTCCCTTGGCAGCTTTGCCTGCCTTCTTGGTATTCTCTTCAAGAGCCTTTGCATCTTTTGCAGCCTGAGCAGCACCGCCCTCAACAGCTTGCCAAACTTCTTTTTGCCCGAGGATGGCTCCGGTAATCATGGCTATTGTATTGAACAGCCTGATTAGCCAGGATATCGTCATTTTGATGTAAGGCAAAGCGAATTCTACTAAAGGAGAGAAAGCAATGGCAAATGCATTCCGCAGATCCTTCAAACTATCCTTCAGATCGGTAAGATTCCCCTCTAAATTGAAGAATGCAGCAGCAGAGGATCCCACAACACTTATGAGAGCAACCATGGCATTGAGAGCGAATCTCAGCACGGCTGCGGAGGCAATTCCGGTGGCAAGAGTTATTCCCAAAAGAGACTTAGTAATCCTGGTGAGAGCTTTGGAACTTCCTGTTCCAACATTGGCAAGAAGAGCACCAAACTTCTTTCCGTCTCTGGTGAGATTTTTTATCCCTTGGTTGAAATTTTTTGGATCAATCCTAGAGTCTATCCGGATCGTTCCATCGTAACCACCTTTTGCAGCCATTTATTTGCCTCTTTTCCTTGCAGCTTTGGCTGTCTCATAATCCCGATTTACCCTGTCCAAAATAGCCTGTTCCTCTGAGGTGAATTCGTCAGTCATCCTGGGAAGCCGAAACAAACTTCCCATTGCTCTAACAGCTATTTGCTCTTCTTTGCTCAGCTTGCCTTCCTGATCTCGCTTTCTGAGAGCCACCAGCTGACAAAAGGCTGTGTCCTGTCCCAGATCCATGAACAAGCTGAGAAATCTCCACCAGTGAAGGTGGCTGTTGCTAAGATCAATTCCATGCGTGGATTGAAAAGCTGCAAAAATGAGCATCTCGTCGTGAGAAAGTGCATATACTCTGGAGCCACTGCTTTGTTCTCCTGGCTCAGAAGGGTGTCCTCCATCCATGAACCATCGGCATTGGTCTATGGCTTCCTCTATACTATCTTCGGGAATTCTCTCAAGACTTTCTCCAAAGATATTCTGTAACACCACCGAATTTTTCTCCCCCAGAGTGAGCTCAGGATCCTCAAATGCAAGAATTGCTGACAAAGCAAATCTGAAATCTGAGTTTATCTCATATTCTTCTCCACCGACCACCAGGGTCTCTGGAGGGGTGTCCACAAGAATGCTGGTCATTTTTTCCTAACATATTTCTGAGTCTTTGCCTGACGAACAGGCTCAACATTCTCCGCTATTCCGGTCAGGAGCTGCAAATAAACATCGATGCCCTCTCCCATGTACACGGTAGAACCATATATCTTCTGGGCAGTTCCATTTCCAAACAGGGTGTCTATTGCATCTCTGAACCATCTGTTGATCTGCTCAATCTGCTCCATCATCGGATCGATGTCCAACGGCATCCCCTGCTCGTCTGATTTGGGAGGATTGCTCTTGGATTCTTTGATAAGAGCATTCAGAGCCTCAACTTTTTCTTTGGCTTCAAAGTAGAGTCTGTGCATCTTCTCGACAAAATTTTTGTCGTTTGGATCAAAAGATATCGTACACACATTCCTGCCATCCATCTCGATAGGAAGGTGTTTGATGTTGCTAGTGATCTTTATGGATTTGGTTGCTGTAACCATTATGAGAAGGCAAGAGTTGAAGTATTGAAATCGCCGTCTGTGGCTGCACCCTGGATGTTCAAGGTATATTCGATCTCAGCCTTTCCACCACCTGCTCCACCAAAGGAGTCTATTTGAACCTGCACCGTCCATTTGGTGGCGGGATAGGTTACACCATCTGTTGCTGGAGATTCATACAAGCGTGCCTCCACCAATTCGGTGATGTCGTTTCCACCGATGCTTGGACCTGCCTGACGCAATCCGTCAATAAAATCATAAGCATCGTCGCCAGGATACACAATTTGCTTGATGGGAACAGTTGGAGCATAGCTATCAATTTGAGTTGTGCCAATGTCCTCATGGATATACTGCTGTGTCTCCGTGTTGGGATTGTAATTCATCACCAACTCACTGATACCCTCTCCGAACTTTTCCCACGTTGCCGCTGTAGCACTGGGAGTGCTATTTATGTAATGGGCAACCAGAGAACGCTTTTTTTCTGTCATTGTCTACTCCTTTATTCCATCCAATTTTTCCAGCTATCGGTAGGAATTATATCTTCGGACACGTGTGTTTTCTCACTTATGTTCAGCACATCGACATCCCTTTGTTTTAGCTCTTGGCATAAAATTTTGTAACCTTCCAGCCAATGTTGAATTGGCTGATCCGGACTCATTTTGCTATCTACACCCCAGAAATGATGGCCTGCTTTTTTGGGCTTGTGCTCCATTCCAACTATCAAAATAACAGACGCACCCATGTAATATGCAAATTTTATTGCAATGTGCATGACATTCGCATAGATTATTGGGACATCGGTGATGTCGTCCTGCCACAGGGATGCTTTATTGGAAGGCCAGAGCAGCCCTTGTAGATGTCGAAAACGATAGAAATGGTTTCCCTGCCACGCATCTAATCTTGGGGTTGGGACGAACTTTGGAATGCCCTGAAATTTTTCATAGATTTCCTCTCCAAATTCACGATGAACTCTTCGGTCAACTGTAACATAATAATCAGGGACTTTGTTTTCATACAGGTGGATCGTATTCATCCCAATACTAGGATATGGAAATTTCTCGGGAGGAGTAAGAAGCAAGTTCTCCCCATTCCCAATAAGAATTATTGGATCACCCTCGTGGATGTTTCTGAACTTGGACAGGTCACTCATTGCTTTGAATACTCCAGTCTACACTGTATTTGATAGATGCCTATTTGACTTGATCCCTGTTGCCACAGATATCCATAAGACAAAGCCTCAATGCCTTGAGCTGTGAATCCTGCAGGAAGGGTGGGAAGATTTTCAAGCTCTGTTTGGTCATCCAGCCACTCTGCAAGACTTTCAAATAGCTCCTGATTGCCGACTCTGGCTGCCTCATCGGCTGTGGAGAAATTGGCCTGCAAAGCAAATATAAATTCTCTTTCTCCTGAATTTCCACTTATGTATTCACTGACTTTTCGACTTCCTCCAAGTGGAACAATTGAGAAATCTTTTGGATTCTCTCTTAGATAGTTGACCCATACCGGAGCTTTCGCATCGATGCCAGCTTTGACATGGTCAGAAATGTAATCGTTTACTCCACCTATAATTGACATTATGCTCCTCCTGCAATTATTGCGGTATCCTCTATGAGTTTTCGTCCATGAACTTGTTTCATGCGCTCAAACCATTCTGGTCCTCGCAACGGACCTGTAGTGCTGGGATTTTTTCTTACCATGTAATACTGAGCTGCGGCATAAGGAGCAATCCACTGCACAAGTCCAGATCCCACGAATGTTCCTAATATCCCTGATTTTATAAGCGTGCCTGTCAAGAGAGGGATAAATGGTTCAGAGAGACGCAGGATCTCGCTGTCCAGGAATTTCTGAGCATGTGTGTATTGTCTCTCAAATCTATCTTCAAAATTGGAGTTGAATTCCAAATATGCAATGTTATTGTTATCTAAATGGATGGAACCACGAGGAGTCTGGATACCTGGAGCCATTATTTTGCACCTATTGCCCAGCTGCGAAGAGCATAGCTCCCCATATCGTAGGTGTCTATAGAGGATATCTCCAGGACATCGTCATAGGCAGCCTTGAGATCTGTAGGAGTGAATGTTACGTCATCTACCTCCTGAGCAATCTCTCCTTTTACCAGCAAATCCCCTCTCTGTAAGGTCAAATTGGAGGTTTTGTCAGCCAAAGCAAGCCATGCTATGGGTCCCAAGAAGGTCGTAAGATTAGTAGAAAATGGAATATAGATCATTGCCTGATCAGCAGCTGTGTTTCCCCCACTTGCAAGAATATTGCGTGCCTTTCTGTTCTCCCACATTACCTTTGAGATAACCCACCTTTGATACATTTCCTTTTTGGTGGTTGAATTGTAATATTTATTGTACAGGGTAAGAGCAGTATTCGTTCTCATGCGTCTTCGTCCAAAGCATAGCCATATTCGTCATCATTGAAGCCTTTGAACATTAGGAAGGTGGTAGCAAGATACAATCTGGCTGCCTCCTCTAATTTCTTGACCATACTACGTTGTTGCATGGCTTTGGGAGAATATGTAACTTGGTGGGGTCCAACCCTTTCAGATTGGATCCCACCAGATATTCCTTCATCTTCGATCGTCTGCAATTCCTCAGCCATGGCACACACAGCCATTTTGATGGCAGTTGTATTTGCTGTATCGCTAGCAGCACGGTCATAGGTCATGCGGTCTAACCATGCCGAAGCACGCAAAGCCAAACGATCGAAATCGGCTTCGGCTATGGCAGTACCCAAATATGTTCCAGAATAGAATGTGTAATCCGCATACTGGGTTGTCATAGCTGGCTCCTATTATTCCTCATACTTGTTATCGCAGAAGGAAATGTTGCTGTTTGTCAGGTTCAGGAATGCAGCAGCTTTGTTTGCCAGGCCAGTAAGATTTTCAGCAACCAACCCACCGGACACAACTGAGTTGTTGTCCAGCAGAGTGCCGCGACCACCCCAGCCATCCATGTTTTTGTTGCGAAGCATCAGGAAGTTGATCGGAACAGCACCTGTAATGAACTTGACGGCAGGTTTGTTCAACCCGCTGAATTCATTCTCGATGAACTCCCACCAGCATGGAGCCTGTCCACCAACATCATTGGAGAGCCCAGCACCAGCAGTTCCGAATCCACCGAACAGACCGTCCCAGGTACAATTTTTGAAGACGTTCCATGCACCACCGATTCCATAAACACCATAGGCTTGAGCACCATACCAGCAGCTGAAGCGACATTCCTCGATCAAGCTGAATCCGCCATTGAACCCACCGGTCTCTTCGCAGTCAATGAGAAGTCCGCACGAATCAGCATCCCCAGCGAGAATATATCGTGTGGTGAACCCCAGACCTTTTAGGTGCACAGGCTGGGTGATCTTTGCAGCTGGTCCATCGGTGTAGTCCGCAGCAGGA